TTGATTAGGCTCCCACAAATGGAAACGACACAGTCTACCCAGCAGTGTTCTAATCTTACCGGACTCCTGCGCACGTTGCATGACATTGTCCATCAGTTGTTTAACAAATGGTACTCTGTTGTGGTATTGTCTAAACAAACTATCAGATACATCTTTAGATACACCTAGTTCTGCTTGTAATTTATTCTTACCCATACCATAGAACAGGCCAAGATTTATGGTCTTAGCCTGCGATCTAGGTATCTCTGCCATATCAGCAACGATCGTATGAAAATCAGCGTCTCCCTCACGATACGCCTCCAATACATCGTCCACTCCATAGAGATTCTGTAAAGCTGCATAATGCACTACCAGCCTAGGCTCTTGCTGAGAATAGTCAAAACAACCCCATGTATGGCCCTCCTCGGGCACAAATAAGGCCCTAATCAAAGGTCCGAGGTCCTTGTTCCTAGCTGGAATTTGCTGTAAATTTGGGTTTGAGTACGAGAATCTGCCTGTCACAGTTCCGCCATTATCTGATCTTAATTGGTTTATATCAGCATGAATTCTACCCTTGTGTGAATGTTTCAGTATGGTATCAATAAAAGTGGTATGGGCCTTGTTTATTTCACGGGCCTGGGCGATTCGTTTCACTAGTGGGTGGGGGTGATTCTGTAAAAAATTTTTAGTAAAGGAAGGTGCAGATGTTTTCTCAGTTTTATCATAGTCTAGTTTCAGTTTATCAAAAACTTGTGCGATTGATCGTGCAGCCCATATCTGAGTGTCTACTCCTGTTTCTTTTTTCACTTGGTGTAGTAATGATTCTTCTTTTCTGGTCAGTTCTTTTTTTAATTGATTCGCTGCTGTCACGTCTACCTTCACCCCTAGGAAACGCATATCGACCAAACAAGGAAACAACTCAGTCTCCATATCAAAAATAGATTCTATATCTTGGTGAAGTATTTCTTTTTTAAGTTCTTGCCATAACTCTAAAGTTATCTCTGCATCTTTTTCTGCGTATGCACCTACATAAATGGCAGGTAGTTTATACATTTCTGCCTTGGCGTCAACACCCCAATCTTTTGCAGCTGCATATAAATCACTTTCATTTTTTGTTTTACCGGTGTATCGTTTAGCACAGTTGTTTAAGTCATAGCGCATTTGATTTTCATCAACAAGGGCCGATGCAATCATCGTGTCCACAATACGACCGCTGACACTTAGACTGAGCGCTTTAATCCAACACACGTCATACATGGCGTTGTGAAAGATTTTATCTGCGGGTGTACTTAGTACACCTTGAAACCATTTTAAAACTTTTGCTCGACTCATGTTACCACCACCTTCGTGAGCAATTGGATAATAACCTGACCAACCTTTTACAGCTACAGCTATTCCTACAACATCACCTTTACCAACAACAGAACCTGATCCCATCTTCATTAAGTCTGGGTCTTTAGTTTCTAAGTCAATTGCTATCTCATCATACTTAGATAAGTCTGGAAAATTTTCTGGTGGTAACCATTCAGTCTGCGGTTTGAACAAAGGTATCTGCATGTTATTTTTTCCTTTTCTCGTATATGTGGTTATCTTCTATTGTTTTATTTAATTTGTCTTTGTTACTAAATGCATACAAAGCTGCATCATAATTTCTTGGAAATACTTCCCAGGAAACTATTCTCGGATATATTTCTAATTCAAACATATGTTTGTTAACTTCTATTGTTTTTTTAATTACAGATTTAGCCGGCATCGTAGTCTCTTTCTAATATCATTTCTAAATAATGCATTGCTTTTTCTATATCTTCTGCCTTTCCTTTTGACTGGTGTCTGCAAATATATTTTATAGCGTTGCCTTCTGCAAATAATAACTTGTTTTCGTTTATAAATTCTGCAGGTTGTATCTTCATATCGCGGTAATGTTTCCCGCCTATCTGGTCTTCTAGAGAATTGTAGTGTGATTTTTTAAACATGTCTTTATGTGTCATAGTAAGTATCCTTTTTCGTATTTCTTTGGTTCTATTATATGTAAGTTTTCTTTTGTTCTTGTTGCACCTACATAAAATAATCTATTCTCATCGTCTGGATTTCTTTCATAACTTCGCATAGTATTTTCTGTAAGATCTGTTAATAGTACAACGTTAGTTGCTTCACCACCTTTAGCTGCATGTATAGTAGATAATTCAATTCTAGGTTTTCTCGTTTAGTTTTTCACCATTCTTTCTCATCTTACGCTAGTAGTTTACCTTAGTCTGCCCTGCGTTGTCAAATGCTTCATACCAAACTGTCTTAACTTGTAGACCATAATCTTTTACAAGTTGATCTATTCCATAAAAAGATCCTTTAGCCATACCTTTTATTTTTTTAGCGTGCCAATGTTTTGGTCCTATAAACTTAATCATGTTTTCTATTTCTTTGTAAGACACTAACTGTCCTTGTCGTAAATGTTCCCACGATGTAGCTGCCTGGTGTAATTCTTTTTCACTGCTTCGTTTGTATCTGTTTTCATAATACAATCCTTGTCTATACAAAGATTCTTCTATGTCTGTCAGCATGTGTCTTGTTCTACTTAATACTAGCCAATCACCTGTTGACATATCAATACTTTCTATATCAAAATGTCTGTGTAGTTTCCTTGACTAACTCTAGGTTGCCATGACTTTATCTATTCTGTTTCTAATTTTATTTATTATACCCATCGCTAGTCCATGTACCTTAGCAGGTATTCTGTAAGACTGTGTTAGTGGTAGGTATTGTCCTTCTAATGCTATAAAAGAATCTACGTCTGCACCAGCCCATCTAAATATTGCTTGGTCATCATCACCTGCAATAAAAGAATCTTTTGTTTTATTCCAAATAGATCGTGTCATGTCCCATTGCATTAATGATAGATCCTGAGCTTCATCTATAAATACTACATCAAACTTTGGAGACTTATCTGACTTTGTAAACTCTGTAATCATGTCATTAAAATCTATTAAGTTATATTCTTTTTTATATCTTGCTAACTCGTTGTGTATAATTCTAAGTTGATCTCTCTCCAGGTCTTGTGTGTGTTCTTGTAAATCAAACTGTTGTTCTGGTGTAATGTTTCGTAGCTGTGCTAGTTGTATGATTCTTAGATACTCACTGTCTGATGTAAAGATACCACCCTTGGTCTTCTTGATAGTCAGCGTACGTTACAGGAAAACCTAACTTCTTACCTAGATCTTTGTAGTGTCTGGGCTGCATCACTTGATCTTTTTTTAATCCTAACTTTCTAAATGCTAGTGAGTGTAGTGTTCTAAAGTATGGTAGATCATCTTCTGTTAAATTAAATTTTTTAATTGCTCTGTCTCTTGCTTCGTGTGCAGCTTTCTGTGTAAATGCAAAGTAACCTATCTTGTCAGGGTCTGTTTGTTTTAGATAGTCATCTACTTTGTTTAACAAAGTTGTAGTCTTACCTGTACCTGGTGGTCCTAGTACAATCGTTCTCAAAATATATCCTTTGGTTTTAATTCTTTTTGATTGTAGTCATCTTCTTTTTTGTCAAACTGTTTTACAACAAACACAGAAATTCTTTCTCTACCAATACGTTTGTCATCACAGTTACATGTTTCTTTTAACATTTGTGCTGTACGTGAGTATGGTACATCCCAACGTTTTCTAATTAAAAACTGATTGTAAAATCTATCAAACACAAAATGATGGTTGCCTTCACTGGTCCACACACCACCTTTTTTAAGATCGTTTTTATCTGTAGATACTTGCCTATTTAAACAATACTCTTCTAAATGATTTTGTAATTGATCCTGCGTAGTCACACCTTCTGGTGGATCTATTGGTTCGTGGTTCTTCATCAGTGGGTTTATTATCATGTCCCAATCTTTTGGTTTGACTGTTGGTGGTTTAAAATCCAACTGTTCCATGCATGCTTCCTGGAATAAACTTTGTTGTTTTAAAAATTTTACGTTCTCCAGGTGTAGTCGTTCACCATCTACGTTAAGATAATAATATGGTTTTTCTAATTTAATTTTTTGTAAGTCAGTCAGTGCAGGAAACACTATCTCTTCACCAATACCAAACTTTCTTTCTCTACATAATTTTTTATCACACAGGTTACACATCGGCGTATCATTACACTTTGTAACCCCATTCTTTTTTATCGTGTTGACGTTTAATTATTTCTACTTCAGACTCACTTAGTGGTACAGTAGATGCTGTTGCATTAAACAAAGTCATCTTACTTTTCCATTCTGCAGGCCATTTCTTTTTAGCGTACACACCAAAATGAAACATAGAATTGTTACGACCACCTTCTGGTATTTTATTCATAGCCATAAGTTCTATGCACGGTGGTGCATCAGAGTATTCTGATTGTGGTCTTTCTATTTTTACAAAATCAAGGTCTGTATTGTTTTATTCTCTCTGTACTGTAGTGTAAAATTCTTCTAGTGTTGCAGCTTCTCCATCTTCTCTAAATGCATAACGTGTTGTTTGCTTCACCACCAAAGTATGGTAGGTTTAAAAAGTTACCTGTGTCATCTGCTGATTTTAATTGTATTTGTTTTGGAAAGACTTCTGATCCGCCGTATCCTAGTAGTGTTTTTATTTCCGTTAGTTTGTCTCTCATTCTTTCTGCTGCTACCGGTTGTTCGGAGAAGAGAAAGACGTGTGCTCCTCCGCTCTTTGACCTACACACAGCCAAAGGCAGTTTAAATTGTTTTATCTTATCTATTAATTTTTTGTGATCAAACCCTGCGTAAGAATCTATGTCTACACAACCCCACACACATTGATTTTCTTCGTTAATAGGTATGATGCCCAGACTTTGCGTACCATCTAGGTGCATCTTCCACAGTTCTCGTGTAACTGGTTGACGTACTACGAATGATTGTCCCTTTTAGTTTAACACCATTTACTGCTGGTGCTGTAACCTTGGTACAACCATGCGCACGTTCCAATCCTTTAAATATTTTTTCAAACATAATTTTTAATGGGCGTTTCCACTCTCGCTTCCACGCCCACTCCTAGGATTTTATTTAGTATGGTGTTGAGTCTTTAGTATCTTCTGATCCGTGTTTAGCTTCCACTTCACCTTTACCAACACTCATTGCAAAAGATTTAGCCATGTCATAGATTCCTTTATCTGTAACTGGTCCCATCTTTTCAACTTCCCAACCAAACCATGTTCCTTTGTCGTTAGACATCTGCACGGTTGATAAGTTATAAATGTGGCTATAAGTTGGCGGTGTAAACAAACCATTTTTACCTTGTAGTTTTAAACCCATCATTAATGAATTCCATTTTCTACTAACTTTAAGTTGAGTAGACTTCATAGAAATCAAAGCTGTTGATGGAGTATCACCAAGAGTCAATACAAAGTGACTTGCAGTATTATCAAGATAATTACCATTTGGTAATCTGTCTTTGTAGTCTTTACCTCTAGTGGTTTGACTAACGATATCACTGTCAGCGTCATGAATTGCTACAGGTGCACCAGAACTTGTGCCTCTGTCTTGCCATTCAATGTATTGTCTTTTGTAGTGACAAGGTACAACACTAATTTTATCAAACAATTCGTTTGTAACTGTGTTGATTATTTTGCCAGGCTCTGCGCCTTCGACATACTTACCATCTCTTTTGTTTACCTCTGGAGATAGTTGACCCAAAATTTTTAAGAATGGTAACGCAAGATCTTCTTGCGATATATTTTGAGTGCCTTGTTGTGCATCAGCTTCCATATCAAATGTTGCTAGTGCACTATTCTTTTTTTCTGCTACTTGGTTCATGTTTATTTGTTCCTTTTTATTGTTGTCTTATTTCCAACAAACACGTTGAAAATTTCCGTTGGCATTGATTTACCTGCCTCTAAACGCTCACGGACTAGCGCTTTGAGAGTCATGGGCTCAACCTTCAACTTTTGTGTTGGTTGATACCCACGCTCTTCTGCAAGAGCAGCATAATCAGCTGCCTTGTTATCCTCGTTACGACCGAATGATACGGATATCTCATTTTTGATTATATCACCCAAGCCATTTTCACGAAGCCATGTAAATGCTTTTTCTCTATTTGCAATAGAGATACTTGCACTATAATTCGGTTTAACATCTACCGTAGAACCATCTGATAATTTAAGATGAGCTAATCCCATCTCTGCCATCATAGTTGGAATTACCTCACCAGATAATCGGTCATGTTCTTTTTTTAAATCTTTTAGATTGTTTTCACTTTTTTCTATTCTAGTATTTAATCCTTCTAACATTTGTATTTGATCTGCTAGAGATTGTATACTTGCAGTTTTATCTACAAGGTCTTGTTGGTCTTTTTCAAAGTCAATATTACTCATCTATCTTTCCTCTTTCATATAAGTCTATTGCAATGGTATAATATTTTCTTTCTTGTTTATCCCATTTTAATAGTTGTATTTGCCGTTAGTTATATCAGAAACTATAGAACAAGCTACACCAATAATTGCAGGATCACCTGTTAATAATAAATAATCTTGTTTTTTATAGTTAGCTAATTCTTTTCTTAATTTAAAAATAAGTGGACCAGGTGAAAAAATAATTTGTGAAAGTTCTGGAAGTAAAAATTTAAATTTTCCATACTCCGCTGCACCCATTATATTTATTTTAGGTCTACCTTCTGCTGTTCCAGGAATATGTTGAATAACATGTACAACAGGTTGGTCTGAATTTTTAATATCTCCGTATCTAATAATTTTTTCTTTCATGCTTGACAATATAGGTTCGAGTTGTTATCTTGTCAAGTAGAAAGAAGAAAAATTATGAACTATAAATTTAAAACAAAACCGTATGCACATCAAATGACTGCATTAGAAAAGTCATGGAACAGAGAAACTTTTGCTTATTTTATGGAAATGGGTACAGGTAAAACAAAAGTATTAATAGACAATCTTGCCATGCTTTACGATAAAGGTAAAGTTAATGGTGCTCTTATTATTGCACCAAAAGGTGTGGTTGGTACTTGGTATAATAACGAACTACCTACACACTTACCAAATCATATAGAAAATATAACTGTATTATGGCAATCTAATATTACTAAAAAACAAAAAGAAAAATTAGAATCTTTGTTTGAAGTAGAAGAATCACTACACATTCTTATTATGAATGTAGAAGCTTTTAGTACAACTAAAGGTATGGAGTTTGCTAAAAAATTTTTATCTTGTCATGAAACTATGGTAGCTATTGATGAGTCTACTACTATTAAAACACCTACTGCTAAACGTACAAAAAATATTCTTAAACTAGGTGAGTCTGCTAAGTATAGAAGAATTATGACAGGTTCTCCTGTAACTAAAAATCCACTAGATTTATTTACACAGTGTGATTTTTTAAGTCCCTGGTTGTTAAACTTTACATCTTATTATGCGTTCAGAAATAGATATGCAGAAATGAAAACATTACACATGCATGGTAGACAGATACAAGTTGTAAATGGTTTTAAAAACTTAGGTGAGTTATCTGATAAACTAAAAGATTTTTCTTATCGTGTATTAAAAGAGGATTGTTTAGATCTTCCTGATAAAATATTTATTAAACGTCAAATACAATTGTCACCAGATCAACGTAAATTGTACGAACAGATGAAGAAAGAAGCTATTGCTATATTAAAAGGCAAACAATCTACTACTGTAAATACTTTGACACAACTAATGCGACTACAACAAATTACTTGTGGTCATTTTACAGCTGACGATGGTGCAGTTCAACCTATTGCTAACAATAGAATTACAGAATTGATGAATGTATTAGAAGAAACAGAAGGTAAGGCAATTATCTGGGCACACTATCAGTACGATATTACAGCTATCATAGATGCTGTTACTAAAGAGTATGGTCCGGGGTCCATTGTCGACTATTATGGATTAACACCACAAGAACAAAGACAACCTAATATTAAGAAATTTCAAGATGACCCTAAGTGCCGGTTTATTGTTGGAACGCCTTCTACGGGCGGCTATGGCATTACTTTGACAGCTGCAAACACCGTAATTTACTATTCTAATGGTTATGACTTAGAAAAGCGATTACAATCAGAAGACAGAGCACACAGGATCGGCCAAAAAAAATCGGTAACTTATGTCGATTTAATGGCGGACGATACAGTGGATGAAAAAATCGTGCTAGCTCTACGCAAAAAAATAAATATAGCATCAGAAGTTTTAGGAGAAGAATTAAGGTCATGGATTTAATAGGATATATACGCGACGAGCGCTGGAATTTTTTTAAACCAGGTCGACTGCTTTTCCAATAATTGGTTTGTATTTAGTTTTTTTATCTTCACGATATGCTCGTAAATATTGATGTCTAGGATTAAAAGGTATGTAACTTGCGTGGATCCACCCCGAGTTAGGTTCTCCAGGCGTGTAGTACTCGAGGATCAATTGATCTACCTCACAATTCATTTTAACCCAATCTGCTATTTCAGCGTTGTCGACTCCAAGACATTCAAAATCAACCGCCTCAGCTTTTGAATGCTGACTGGTCAAACTCGATCCTATGGCTACACACAGCTCAGGGCTACGATAGCCGCTGGTCACCTTTACTCTGCCAAATTGATCACGTACTGGCTGTAAAATATTTTCACACAATGCTTTTAACTTATCTATTTGATCTGCGTTAGGTTCGTTATCGATACCCTTACGTATAGCTGTGTCTGATTTAGTAAGCTCTTGAAGAGAAAAATTTCGCGATAATTGCATATATTTTATTTTGTAATATCTGAAAGTAAAATTAATAGCACGGCTCCCATACCACCGACTATCCAATATTCTAATCTTTTGATACGTTCTTGCATTTCTTTTATCTGCTCAAACGTTTGTTTTTGCATAATTCTGCAAAGCTTTTCATGTGATTCTATTTTTTGTAATGCTGATTTTTTAGCCATTATGTTCTACTCGCTATTACCTTTTCTGTTGGTGATAGTAACGCTTCTTCGTTACGTGTCAAGTTAGTTTGTGGGTCCTTTTGTAACGTATTACTAGCCATTTTCACAGGCATAGGTGTATCACCTAATGGTGGTGTTTGTGGTTTACTTGTAAATCCAGGTGAACCAGGCAACACTAAATCTTTTATCATGCTAGGCACTTTTTTAATTTTATCCATAATAAAACTATCTTCTTTAATAGGGTTTTTGTTTTCATCTAACATCAATCTACCCTTGTCATCTACTTTGTAGTTTTCTTCGTCAGGATTATAGCCACCTTCTAATGTTCCTGTTTCTTCATTTAATATTTTAGGAAAAAATTTTATACCATTATATTTTCCTTTAACTTTATCTAACTCTACTTGTGGAAATAAAAAAGATCTGTTTGCTCTGTATCTAAACTCCTCGTTATCTTTAGTTAAACTTCTCATTTGATCTTTTACTGCTTTAACTTTACTTTCAAATCTAGGTTTAGAATAGTTAACTGGTGTAAATCTTCCAGACAATAAATTATTAATCAACTGTCTAGATGCACCCTGTTTTAACATTATTTCATATATTTTAGATTTTTTTAAATCTAATAACTCTAAGTCTTTAATTCTAATGTACATATCTTTTTGTATTCTAAATGCTTCTAATTGCATTTCATTAAAAGTGTTAACCATATCGGTTGGTGTTTTCTGTGCAAAATCTTGTACGCTATAAAATTTTTCTGTTTCATCAACGGCTCTTAATAATCTGTTCATTGTAGATGTAAAATATCTAAGGTCTTTCTTAACATCAATTCTAATGATCCGTGTTCCAGTAAACAAGGCTAGTAATTCATCAGACAAGTTAACTGGTTTACCACCTTTAGTTAAGTCTTTTGATAATGCATCACCTATTTTTTCACCACTTGTAAGTACACCAGGTTTAACACCATCTAATACATGCACTAATGATTTTAAAAATTTATCTCCAAGGTCATCTGATTGTGTGTACACAGATCCACCACCATCTTTTCTACCGTTTCTTGTAGTTACATCTATAAATCTATCAAATCCTAATGGCTCTGATACAAACGGTTCTAAAAATTTAGATACAGGTCCGTCTTCTCCAAACATTAAATTCATTACAAATTGTTCTGTTTCTTGTGGGTTTAAATTTTGTTGTTGTGCTTGTGCAATTGCTGCATCTAATGGTTGATATAAACTATCGTAAGGACTGAAGTATGAAAAATTAATTGCAGCGCTTTCACCATTCTTCCAACCTTTAACGGCTAACAAGTTTGATGTCGCATCCCATGATGCAGCTGACGATCTTTTGTATGCGTTCCACTGTGAGTTTGTAGAGTTAGTTAATGCCTGTGATAATTCATTAAATCCTTTTCCAACAGCGTAACTAGTTAAGAAAGCACCTGTTAATCTTCTTATACCCATTTGTTTTATGGCATTATTAGGGTGTGCAGCTTCTTTTAAACCTGTACTAATAATGTTTGCACCTGTTCTAAGTATTTCTGCAGGGAAAGATATAAAGTTTCCAAGTGGTAGCTTTCTTAATTGTTGAATAATAGGTGGTACTTTACTGTATGTTGGATATGTATCTCTTAACAAAAACGCTGACGCTTCTTCTATCGCATCATCAAATGTTTTTTTCTGACCTGTAACTGTATTGATAGGATCAAATTCTTTACCCATATATTTAAACCATTCTTTAACATCATCTAAATTTTTTAATGCTTGATACAATTGTGACTTACCAAATTCAAAACCATAACCTTTCCATAAGTTATCACCACCTGCATATAGTCTTGCAACTTTATCTGTAGGTGCCATTTTCATTAGTCTATCAAATAATTTATCTGTAGTATTTATAACGTTGCCTTTTATATCTTGTAATACAGATTTTAATTCTGCAGCTACAACGTTTTCATCCCATACACCAAGACGTACTAATTTTTCTACGTAGTCATTAAACTCTACTTCATCAATTTTGTTACCACCAGCTTTAAATATATCTCTTGCAACAATCTGCATGGCATCTGTAACACTGGCTCTACCACCTATGTGGCCATTCATCAGCGCAAAGAAAGAAGCTGATGTTACGTTTCTAACTTGTGTTTGTGGTGAGTACAATGTTTTACCAATCTGTACACCAACTTTAGATTGTAAGAAAAAACGATACACTGCATTTTCTACAAGTTTATCTAAAGAACCACCAACACCTGCAAACGCTTCTACATATTCAGGTGATGCCCATTTGTTTAATAAATTTGATTTCATTATACCAAGTCTCGGTACACTTTTAATTTGTTGTGCTCCTATAAAACCTGCGTTAGTTGCATCTTCTAAAGTATTAAACAACCAACCATTTTTTAATCCAGAGTTTGCAATATAGTCTGCTGCTCTTTTGTTAGCCATGGAAGAGATAGCCTCTGCAGTTGTATAAGCTACAGATGCTTTTAAATTTCTTTCAGGACCCAATAAATTTTTTATTGCATCAGGTAACTCTTCTCCTGTTTTTAAAAACTTAAATTTATCGTTTTGTAATACACGAGTTCCTATTTCTTTTAACTGAGTTAGTGGTGCTTTGTCTTCAGCTTTACCCATTCTTAGTATATCTTCTGCATGCATTTTAGCAGACTCAATGTAAGCTTTTTCTGCATCTAGTTTTGGAAAAGTATTTCTTGCAGATTCTTTTAGGTTTGTATTTTTTTTAATTACATTGTTAACTAAATAACTAACTGCTTTGTCCATAACATCTTTTGGTGGAACATACTCAGGGTTTCTAAAAGTTTGAAATGATCTTACTAAATATTTACCAACGTTATTTACTTCAACCGTAGCTAAGTCTTTTGCTAACTCATCTGCATCTTTACCTTTAGGTAATACTTTTTTAAATTCTGTTATAATTTTTTTAATATCATTAGTTAAATCTTTTGTTAGTGCTTGAAGTTCTGGTGGTAAATCATTTAATTTTCTTTCGCCTTTTACTACTGCGTCTGCATCTTTTAAAAGATTGTTAGCTATTTCTTTTATTTCATCTGCATAGTATCTTTGAATAGCAGGTGATGTGGTTTTAGCATTGTAGTCATCTTGAAATTTTTTAGCTAAATTGTATGCAGATTTTTCTAAACCTTCGTAGGTTCTATCTATTTTTCTAGCTCTACTTTTAATGTACAATGTAACTTGTTCACTTACACCTTCAATGTCTTTTGGTTGTTTACCATAAGATCTAAACCATGATAAAAAATTATCTATTCTTTTAATATTTCTATTTACTCTGTTAGGTGATGTTACTGATTGTAGTCTCCATTTGTCAAACGGCGGTAGTTGTCTTACAACTTTACCCTGACATACCTGACACCAACAAAGGTGCTACTACTTTACTTACAGTAAACTTTCCTGCCTTTTTGTAATGTTTCTGATCCTGCTTTTGTTAGAGGTGCTACTAATTTATTACCTAGTAACATTCTACAGGTTTAACTACAACTGTGTTAATTCCTTTTGCACCTAATTGTGCTGCACCTATACCAAATCTGTTAGATAATAATGGAGATAAACCATATTTGTATCCTAGCTGTGTTGCTTTACCAACTAATGGAAAACCACCACCAACTGTCATTCCTTCCATACCATACTTAATTCTGTTTCTAAATTCTGCTCCTGCTTTTTCTCTACCACTTAAACCTTTTGTATCTTCAGGTTTAAAAAACAAAGACTCTCTTCCAGGTTCTGATGCTAAAAAATCTGTAGCTCCTACAATAGCGGAACCCTCAACCATTCGTGTTGCTATCTGACTTGTTTTTCTAAGCTTACCACCTTTAACAGCATCCGCTGCTTTTTTTATTTTAACAACACCAGGTATTCTCCCTACAATTTTAGCGATTGTAACACCCGGTATACCAAATTGTGTTAAGATAGATGTAAGTTCTCCTCTCCATGTTTCAGGACGAGTAGGTTCATTCTCTTCCATTACTTTTTGAAACTTGGATAAAAAATCTGTGTTGGCTGCAAGATCTGTGCCTGCAAATAATAATGATCCTAAACTATGTTGAAGATCATGAATACCTGAATCTATTCCTTTTGCTATTTCATCTAGACCTGTTGTGTAATCTCTTTCTTGTGTAATCTCTTTGTTATTAATTTTAAAACTAGGTGCTTTTGCTTCAGGTAATGCTTTAACAACTTGTTTAATATCAGGAGATATTTCTTTAAGTTTTGGATCCATAAAATATGAATCAATTGCTCTTTTAGCAGGATTTAATTGATAGTACAAACTCATGATGTTTTTAGGATCAGGCATAGCCAACCACTTCACAGGTCTTTTAGGTTTAGTTTGTGATGAAAGTTCTTCTTGTATTTTAAGTTTGACTTGGTCCAAGTCTAATGGTTGTTGATTTTTTATATCAACTTCAACAGCTTCTTCCTTGTCCGGATCTTTTAGAAATCGTTCGTAGGCTGTATCGGCCATGTTACGCCTCCGCTGGTAGTACTAAATTAACGCTATATTTTCTATTGAATTGATCTACATCTGCTTGTGTTGAAATCATAGCAAAGTCTTCTAATGCTTCTGCACTGTTTGACATAAGCTCTACAATATCATCTGTAATCTCTGCTGGTAATCTTGCTCTTAGTTGATCGTAACTAATTAAATTATTAGATGCGTCACCCATTGGTCCGGGGGCCATGGTCTCTGTTTCAGTAACTTGTTCTTCAACCATCTCACCATTCGCGTAGCCTGCTCTACCACCACCGGAGAACTGACCAAGTATTTTTTTAATTTGTTCAATAGCATCAATATATAATTGTGGATCGTTTTCATTTTCATAACCTGTTGGGTTATCATCAAATAATTGTTCTGTAATTGATGCAAATAATGTTTGACCTTGAGATGATTTAATAAATAATTCTATGGCACCCTCTGTTACTGGATTGCTTTTAGTGTAGTTATTTTTTTGAGTTTTTAATATATCTAATTGTATGACATCTTCTTGTGATGCTGTGCCGTCTGTTACTTTTGCTTCTAATTCATAAATTTTAGGAATAATTTGTTCTAGTTGTCTAGCTATTTCTAAATCTCTATATGTTTTACCACCTGTTTCTGATCCAAGTATGTCAGACTGCGCGCCAATTAATGTTTTAAACATGTCTGCTTCGCTATTGTATTTATTTATAGCTCTATCACTTATGCCTTTGTTGTAGGCTGCTCTGCTTGATCTAAAATTAGAAAATGGTTCTTTAGCCGATAGCGCTGCGGTTTGAAATATGTTTCCTGCTGCAGGTCTACCAATTAAATCTAAACCAAAGTCTATTTTAAAATCATCTAACGATCTGTCTCTTGGCATTGGTGGCGCTTTGTAAGATACTTGCTCTGCAAGATCTCTCAACTGCTGCATGTTCATGTTTCTAATATCTATTTTAGAAAGATCATTTTGTTCAACACTTCCTGCAGGATCTTTATAACCTTGTCTTAGTCCAGATGTAATACCTTCACCGGCACTACCACCTTTTCTAAACATAGGTCTTCGCATTATTCTGTTCATATTTACCTTACGTATTGTAGCGCGTTACTTCTATCTTGATTACCTCCACCAAAAATACCACTTAGAACACTAGCTGTTCCAAGAGCCGTTTGTAATGGTGTTGGATTAGGTGTTATAGTTGACTGATTACCGAACGGTGCATTACCAGAGAATAGACTTGCAACTCCAGAACCATATGTACCTAATCTTTCATAAGGTTCGTATGCTTCTAATCTATTTGCTTCTCTTACTGCATCAAGTCCTGCTTGTGTTTGTGCTTGTTGTAGACCGCCCAATCGACCCAACTGGTTAATATCTGCTGTTTGGAAAATCTTGTATGTTTCTGACCTAATTGTCCTTGTTGATTAAATGCTGTCTGTGCATTTAAGTTAGCTTGGTTAAATCCTTGTTGTAATAATTTTGATTGTAGTAATGCTCTGTTAGCGTCTTGATCAGACATGTAATTTGCTCTCATCACACCTTCACGTCCTCCGCCTAAGTTTCCAGACATCGCTGCTTTCTGTCCAATACCTGTCAGACCTGCTTGAGTTTGTTTGTCAAATTCTGATAGTGTTGCATCAATTACATCTTGTTGATACGGAGACATAAAACTTTGATAACCTTGTGGTCCTGAAAGTGCTGCTTGTTGTGTAAGATAAGGTTGATATGCTCCAACACCCTGATCCTGCTAAATTATATGCTTGTGTTTGTAATGCATCTTGCGCTGCTACTTGTGGTGCAAGTCTAGCTGTATCTAATGGTATAGATGTAAGACCTGCTAATTGTTTTCCGTAATCAACACCAAGGTCTGTTACGTATTGTTGTGGTAAATTTTGTACTTGTTCTATTGCCATTATATAACCTCGCTTAATCTCTCTGAAGTTTCAAACATTTCTCTAGCGCCACCTAAACCTTGTGACTCTTCTGATACTTGTCCACCTGCTTCTAAATGTTTCATCATGTTTTCCATAACTTTTGCTCCCTGATCTATATCTCCACCACCTGCGTTTCTAACAGCATCTGCAGTAAATACAAACTCATTTACACTTAATCTTGCAGGTACATCATCTGCTTTTTCTTCTCTTCCAATAGGTACAAATCCACCTTCAGCTCTGTAATCTTTTTCCATACCACCAAGGTCCATGATTCCACCTTCGGCTTTCATGTTTTGTTTACTCATGTAATAGTTTTCATATGTTTTATGATTTTCATTCATAGAAGCTGCATCAGGATTTGCTTCATATATCATTTTCCAACCTTGGTAATTAGGATCACTTTCATAATCAATTACTGCATTACCTTCGTTGTATCCTATTCTCCCACCGTTAGCTGCTTGTGCATATGTAATAGCCATTTCTTCTGGTTTAAATTTTCTAGCTGCTACAGCGGGTAAAAAATTCATGTCTGCTGCTAGTCCTTGTTTTTGATCTAGTAAGTTTGCAGCTTTTTTATACTCTGCTAAGTTTAATGCTGTGTTGTCATTAGGTATACCCGGTGTGTCTGACTCTGTATTTTTAGTAAATAAACCTGCTCCAATACCACCGACTATTGGTACAATGTTTTTAGCTATTGATCCTAATATGTCACCACCTAAAGTTCTATCTTCACCTGTTTCAATATCTGTAACTTTTTTTAATTGATCTGTAAAAGGTTTAGATTTATCAACAACATAATCTTTTACTGTGCCTAGTTGTTCTAATATTTTTTTTCGTCCAGCACCCCCAGTTAATAATTGATCACCACCAGCTACAATAGCAGCTGTTAGTAATGGGTTTTCTTTTATTTCATTAGGAATTAAATCATCTACAACTTTGTCTTTTGCTTTTTGAAACCATGATCCAATACCATATTGTTTTCTACCATCAACACCCATGATACCACCATACGCTGCCATCTGTCTGTCAGGTAAAGTTGGTCCTGTAGGTTTAGGTGCAAAAGGATTTACTGGTTTTGTAGGATCATTAGGTAAAGGTTGACCACCAGCCATGTCACTTTCAGCTAAAGCTTGTTGTAAAAATTGTTCAAAGGACATAGGATCTAATCCTTGTTCCATCATGTCATCAAGATATCTAGAGTACTCTTCTTCTAATTGAGCGATCATCATCTCCTGCATTTGTTGAGGAGATTTAGGACCTTCATTACCACTATATTTTATAGATGGTGCGTTAGTCTCTAGTTCTTCTGAAATTTGTATATCTTCTATTCCCATGGTTTTACTAGTTTACTTTGTTTTACTGAACAAATCAAGAGGAGGCATAATAACTTTTACGTCTTGCGCCATCTCTTCTGCTTTGTACCCTTTAATTTCCCAGTCTTTTCTTGTCTTAAAAACCTCTCCAGTTTCTTTGTGTCTGTAGGTTTCCTCTACTTTAGCGTCATATACTTTCATTATGTTGTTACCTCTTTCTTAATGTTTAGATAGCTAATAGCTACGTCAAACGAGTCTGATGTGCTTGATTGCACTGTAAAAGTTTTACCACCTTCTATTATTAGTGGCTGTGTTAATAATTCTGTTGTAACATTCGCTGTCAATGCTGCTGATTTAATAGCTGTAATACTATTGTTAAGAACAGTTACACTGGGTGTACCAGCTGATGTAACAAGTATAGATTTAATAACTACAGTTTCATTAACTGCAGGAACACTAGCACCTAAAGGTGTAAGAGCAGCACCACTTGTACTATTATCTATACCTGCAAATTTATATTGGTTTACTACTGCCATTAATCTAAAAAGAAGCTTCTAGCTTCTATCTCTTGTTTTAATTCTTCTTGAAACGTTGTGTTTAATTTCTCTAACACCGCATCTAAATCTCTAACTAAAGACTGTGCTACATCTTCTTCATACTCTGAGCTTGCTCTAGTTAATGTTTGTACTATCTTTGCCATTATAAACCTAACATATTTTTTAACATAGCATATCTAGCTTGTTCTGCATCACTGATATTTCCTGTTTGTAATTTTTGTAATAATATTGTGTATTCATCTTGCAATGCATTTGCATTTTCTAATGAATTTATTCCATCTCCATCATTGCTTGCATTTGTATTAATAATAGGTTTACGTTTAGGTTTAGAAGTTAAATTACTTGTTAAAGAATCTTTAAAAGACCCTATAACATTTTTATCTTTAATTCCTATTTTTTTAGTTAAATCTTCCACAACATCAAATGGTTTACTAACATTTTTTCCTGTAATATCAGAAAGAAGATTTGTTGCATATTTCGCTCCTGTGTATAAAGATTTTGCTTGTCTATATTTTGCAGCCAATGCAGGATTAATTGCAAACAAAGCTGCGTTAAACATTAAATTTCCCATATTAAATTTTGGTTTACTTAAAGGATTGTCACCAGCCATAAAAGAATTAGTTAACAAATTTCCATCTTTAAAAAAACTTATACCTTTATCTGTTATATTTGGAATAGGTGCGTCTAATATTGATTGTTTAACTCTTGCTCTTTCTCTGTCATCCCTTGTTTCTGGTGTCACATTAAAAGATTTACCACCTATAATTTCTTGGGGAGGTTGTTGTGGACCATAATTAGTGGGTCCTGTATAACCAGATTTAGTGTGAGGACTGTGTTGAGGTCCATCGTTATTATTACTATTATTACTACTATTACTATTACTATTACTTTTATTACCAGAAGATTCAGCACTACCCCGGTGCTCCACTGCCCCCTTGATATGCTCCACCGCCCCTAAAATTTATTCTTTTATCTATCATTATCTTCTTCCTCCAGCATGTATATCTAACCTAAAAGTCCCTAATTTCCAACTGGTATCTACTGCAGTATTAGATATTGTAAGAGCTATAGCTCTTGCTCTAGCTCGTGTGTCTACTTTATCTGTGTACTTGTTGTTACAGTAAATGGACCTAATGATGAGCTTGATGCTGTGTTATTAGAATAGTTTCTTAAATCTAATTGTATAATAGCACTACCTTGTTGTGATATAAAGTCAGGTATAATTCTACTAACTCTCATAATGTTTTCACCATCACCTCTAAGGTCACCTAAATTAGTTGCAGCGCCTCTTACTACTTTTTGTGTAATGTCATAATCACCTGATGTAATATTAGCAGGAATTGCAACAGCTGCTGTTGCAGCTTCTTGTTGATTGACTCCTGTTTCATGTTCAAAATAAATTGTAGTACCATCTGTATTTCCTTTAACATCAAACGATGTATCAACGTCCTGCATTATATTTAGTTCCATGTGGTAAACCAAACACAGAAGAATCTTCCCATGTTGTTCTAGGAAATAAACTACTTGCATTTGTAAACCATATAGGTCGTTTAGCTGTTGAATCTAAGTAACTATATGTTACAGCTCTGTTAACTACGTTAGATGTTGATGTTGGATAGAACCAAGTAATTTCTCCAAACAAGTTATTAATACCACAATACACTAATTGATTAGACGTGGTGTTAAGATCATCATAAACATAATCTTCAACCAAACAGTCCATGGATTCTAGTTTACCAGGTAAATCTGAAAAAACCATTTTCTGACATCCAGTACGCAGCACCATCAACTTCAACAGCTGCATTCATTCCAATTAATCCACAGTTAGTACCCTACCTGTTCAAAAGCAAATGTAAAAGGAGTTCCTACAAAACGCATAGTAAATAACGATGTATCTGTCCAAATATAAATTGCATTTCTACCTAGTTTACCACCCATGATCCGTGATCCGGCGGCCTAGTCTTTGTGTACCAGCACTATTTTCTGCTGTTGGTGTATAGTCTGTAATATCTTCTTGAGAAGAAAATCTTATAAACATATCGTCTTGTGTAGTTTTATCTCCAATAGTTGTTTCTGTTCCAAAAAATACTAAGTGACGATCGGGAGTAGATACTAACATATCACGTGACGCTGTTGGTGCACCTGATATAATTGTTGCTCTTGTTGCTGTTGCATTTGTTGCATCACCATCCCATTCAAAACACTCTCCGTTATGTATCAACGCTATTAATGTTGATCCTAAATTGTCCAAAGACCATAGACCAGGATCTGTTACTTGGTCAGTGTTAGCTGCAGCTGAACCCCAACCAGTCCAGCTAGATGAGTTAGTAACTGTTGCACCATTTAAATGTGAGGATCTAGTTGATCCTCTGACTGCTCTTGTTATACCAGTTAATTTACTGCCTGTAATTCCTGTGTATGATATTTCTTCTAAACCTATCTGAACGTAGTTTGTACCGGAACTTGGAAAACCAGCAGTACTAGCTAAAGTAATTTCTGTAGCCGAACTGTTATTACCATTTGTATCATCTGCTAATGCACCACTTAAAGTTGTAGTTAATGATCCTAAAATATTACCACCCCACAATGATATACCCCAACCAAAAGCTCCTATTTGTTCAGCAGGTCCTACATGATAATATTGATAGTATTTAACACTACCTGATGTAGTTGCACCAGAACCTGACTCATTATTATCCATAGTGATAGTTAAAGTTGTAGGAGATGGTACACTTGTTACCATATATTTTACATCATTAAAATCTGCTGCTGCGTAATTAGAATTAGTTGCAGCTGAAAAATTACTAAATGTTATAATGTCTCCTGCTACAAACGTATGTGTTCCTGGAAAAGTAATAGTAACTGTTGGAGATCCATTAGGTTGTTGTAAAACAATTTGATATAGTTGTGCCTGATGGGTTAACTAGTGGGTGTATGTCGTAGTACACTCCTCCAGAGTATACATATAAAATACGGTTTGTGCCTATGGCTGAAAATTTAGTAGATGCTTTATTAACAAAGTGATGCAAACCTCTTGCAACCCCCTGTAAGTTTTGATTCACCTAATTGATTCCAACCACCTATTTTTTCAGGCGTGCCATATCTAAAACGAACATTTTCACCATCAGTCCATTGAGACTCGGCACCTGTTGATGTAACTTGTTTGTTGAATCCTGGTAAAAACCCTAATTTTTGTAGCATATAAAAAACCTGTTTATTAGGTGTTATATCAGATTGTGAGTGATTTCAATAGGTTTTAAAGCAGAGGGAATCTGTGGTGGATCATCCCCCTGCAAGCCTAATGTATAGACTATTTTTTAATTTTTGTCAACTTAACACCTTTAAACCAGGCAGGTGTGCCTAACAAAGGTCGTTTGTCTAAATAGTTTTCT